TTCTCGGAGAATAAGACAACAATAAAAAGGAACAAATAAACATGAACCAAGTAACAGAAAAAAAGAATGGTGCATTAGCTACATTTGATATGGAAGCAGATGCACAACAAGGAGCCCAGAATATATCGCAAGAAGATCTTGCGTTACCATTCTTAAAAATTTTGGGTCAACTATCTCCAGAGGTAAACAAAAGAGATGGTAAGTACGTCGAGGGTGCAGAGCCAGGTAAAATAATAAATACCGTAACTAATGCATTGTATGACACTATACAAGTTGTACCATGTCATTACAAACGACAGTACATTGAATGGCAAGACAGAGGTACCAGTACAGGTGCACCTGTTGCAATTCACGATGCAGATAGTGACATTGTAAGTCAAACAACTAGAGGTAAAGACTATAAAGATAGATTACCAAATGGAAACTATCTTGATAATACAGCTAGTCACTTTGTATTAATCGTTGGTGATAACCCAGAAACAGCTTTGATTTCTATGAAGTCTACTCAATTAAAAGTTAGTAGAAAATGGAACTCAATGATGTTGGGTATAAAAATGCAGGGTAAAAATGGTTTGTTTACTCCGCCAACTTACAGCCACATTTATCAACTATCTACTGTTCAGATGTCTAACGACAAAGGAACATGGTTTGGTTGGGATGTAACAAAAGTAGGACCTGTCACTGATAAAGCTATCTATGACATGGCTAAATCTTTTGCAGATTCTGTAGGTAAAGGTGAGATACAAGCTAAACCTGAAGTTCAAGAACAAACAAAAAAATCTTTGAATTTATAGAATCCTAGGTAGTGGGCGTTAAAGCGAGAGTGGAGACGCCCGCTTTTAAATTTATGAATGATAAGATAAATAATAAACCTGTTAATTATGAGGATTGGCTTAATCTTGGTCATGTAATAATACCTACTGACCAAAAGAAAGCCAGGGTCAGTTGGAAGAAAGAAGATTTTACTTTAACGAAAGAAGAATGGAAAAACAATCACTCAAAAGCACAGATAGCATTAAGATTAGATCAACACATTGATTTAGATATAGACAACTTTGTTGTCAGAAGATTTATAACACATTATTTAAAAGACTGCGGAGCAGTTTATGGTAGAAGAAATAATCCAAACAGTCATTACCTTTGGACAGGTTCCTGTAAATTTACACAATACATATTACCAAAAAGCTTTGAAAAAAACTTTGAGAAGTTTCCACATGGTGCAACTCTTTGTGAATTAAGAAGTGGTAAAGAAAGATATACAATAGTTCCAGAGTCTCCATACGATGACAATGGAGAAGTAGTTGAATGGGCAAACTACACTAACATTCACGAATACAATGGAAACATAAGAGTTGATGTAGGTAAGATTGCCTTGTCAACTGCACTTACAATTATATATCCTTCTGCTGGATCTAGAGATATTTATTGTACAGCTATAGCAGGGACTTTAATTAAAAATACAGATTGGACAACAGAAGAAATAGATAGTTTCGTTTATAATATTGCTATTGAAGCAAATGATACTGAAGCGGACAAACGTAATCAAAAAGGAACCACAGGTAAAAAAGCAGAAAAACAATATGGGATTCCTAAATTAGCAGAAGTTTTAAATGTAGATCAAAAAGACATAATTAAAATATTTAGTTGGATAGGTATTGAAAATAATACAGAAGAAATACAAGAACACATTGGTGAAATAACTGAATATGGAAGTGATAGATATTTTGTAAAAATATATACGACAGAAGAAGGTAAAAAAATTGAAAAAGATATAACTGTAGAAGGACCACAGTTAATGAATAAAAAAATATTTTACAATGAAGTAATGAGACAGGCTGCTGTCTTTTTACCATACATGAAAGAGATGGATTTTGAAAAAATGATGATAGCTAAATTTGAAACTAGAAGAAAGTCACAAGACTATGATCCAGAATCTAGTGAAGATTTAAGATTTATTGGTTGGTTTGATAGTTTTATTGCAGAACACAAAGCATTCACAGATAAAAAAGAATTACATTTATTTGGTATGCCTTTTTATAATATTAAAAATGAAAGTTTAGAATTTAAGTTAGATAAGTTTGATGACTATCTGCAGAAGAAAAGAGTCAGTATGGCTAGAGTAGACTTAGTTTTAAAATGCAGAAACGTTTTAAAAGCAAAGAAGTATAGGGGTAAATACAAAGAGCATTCTTGTTCTACGTATAAAATAGAAAACTACAATATGGATGAAACTAATTTAATTCATGAAGGAGAGTTTGAAGAAGTTACGGAGGTAAAACAAATAGTACATGAACAATCTTAAATTTATAGTTGGTCCTCCAGGAACAGGTAAAACACATATATACTTAAAAAGTAAATACAAAGAACTGTTAAAAACTTATTCACCAGAAAAAATGATTTTATTATCACATACCAATGTAGCTGCTGATGAAATTAGAGAAGCTGTAGAAGATCTTCCTGAAATTAAAAATATGAAACTAGAAGAAAATTTTTTTGAAAATAGAATTTGTACTATTCATAAATATTGTCAAAGTAAACTAATTAAAAAATCTTTATTTAAAGATGAAGATCATGCAAACTTATGCAGGATGCATAAAGAGTTTAGATACCATGATGTAAAAGAAGATGTTTCAGAAGACCATGACTTTTATAAATTTGTTAAAGGTGCAATTGGTAGAGGTCTTACCACACAACAATACTATCTTATTTTAAAACAGAACGGTGATTTAAAAACTTACAAAGATTTAAGAATGATAAATCAAATGATTGAATGGGCTACAGAATATAAAAAGAATGAACAGGTAAGAGCTTACGAAGATATGATACAAGAATTTAATAATCCAAATGTTAAAGTACCTGACATAGATGTTTTAATAGTTGATGAAGCACAAGACAGTAACGTGCCGCAAAGAAAAGCTTTAGAAAAAATTGCAACTAATGCAAAAGAATTTATTATGGTAGGGGATCCTGATCAAACTATATTTGAGTGGGCCGGAGCTGATGCAGATTATTTCCATACAATATCTAAAGATGCAGAACAATTAGAAGATGGACTTAGATGTGGTAAAACAATAAATGAATTATGTAAAAAAATTATAGCACCTATTTGGCAAGAATACGAATACAATAGAATATGGAAACCTGCTAAAGATATAACAGGTCATCACTATCATTTACCTAACTACATATCAGACTGTTCTCACATGAGAGTATTGTTAGATAAAATAAAAAATACAAAAGAAAGTTTTTTATTTACGTTTAGAGGTAATCCTTCACATAAATGGGCCAGAGCTTTTCTATTAAGAAATGGAATTAATTTTTGTGCTGTAGGTAATTCAGCGTTTGTGTCTAAAAAACAATTTGATTGTCATAAAAATTGGCCTGCATTTGTAAAAGGTAAAGCTATGCCTTTGCAACAAATAAAATATTTTTGGGAATATATGGGGATGCAAACTATTGTAAAAGGTAAAGGAAAAGAAACTTTTAAAGATTGGATTAACAAAGAATATACAATTCAAGAGATGATCGATAAAGGTTTTTTATATGAGAAAAGCCTTGAATTTACTGACTTTTTAGACACTCGAGTAAAAAGTAGAGTCAATGAAGAACAAGTTAGATTTATAAGACAGTTAATTAGAGATGGCGTTAATGTTGAAGAAGTAAGTAGAGTTCAGTACGGAAACATACACAAAGTAAAAGGTATGACGTTTGACAACGTTGTTGTTGATTTGACTGCAACAAGAAGAGAAGATTATTTTACACAGCTTCGTTTAAAGTATGTAGCATACAGTAGAGGGAGAATAGATTGTTGGACAATCGCATCACAAAAACAATACACATTAGGAGTAAGACAATGACACACAAAGATATATTTAAAGGAACAACATACAATTCATTAGAGGAGCAGGTCGGCGGGAAACACTACCGCTCGATGAAGATTCAGCCCGCAGAGTTTATAAATGAAAACAAATTGCTTTTCGCGGAGGGGAATGCTATAAAGTACATATGCAGACACTCTGCTAAAGGGAAAGAAGAAGACATTAAGAAAGCAATACACTATTTAGAAATGATATTGGAAAGAGATTATAATGTGTAAGACACCAGAAGATCTAGATTTGCAAGGTATAGATACTGTAGCGATAGATATAGAAACATATGATCCTAATTTAAAATCAAAAGGATTAGGTGCGATAAGAGGTGATGGTTTTATTTGTGGTGTTGCAGTTGCAACTGATAAAGAAACTACATACTTTCCAATAAGTCATGCAGACACAGATCTATCCTTAGATAAAAAATTAAAAATCTGGGAATCTTTAAACGAAAAGATTTTTCAGAATGAAAAGATTACGAAAGTTTTTCACAATGCAATGTATGATGTATGTTGGATAAGAGCTGTAACTGGTAAAATAATGAAAGGAAGAATTGTAGACACAATGATTGCAGCTTCTGTCATTGATGAGAATAGATTTAAATATTCATTAGATGCTTTGTCAAAAGATTATTTAAAAGATGAAAAATACAAATATGATTTACAAGAAAAAACATTAGAGTGGTCTGGTGGTACAGTCAAAGATCCAATGACTAACATGCACAAGCTTCCTGCTTCGGTTGTAAAAGAATATGCAAAACAAGATGTAAACTTAACACTACGTCTCTGGAAACTATTTAATAAAAAATTGGATGAAGTATTATATACTAAAACTAACGATGATGGAACAACAGAAGAAAAAACTTGTAGAAATATATTTGAATTAGAAACAAAATTATTTCCTTGCCTTGTTGACATGAAATTTAAAGGAGTTAAAATAGATATCCCAAAAGCTAAG